GAATTAAATTCCTGGTCGAAAGGCCAGTATACGAGTACTATTTAATCTATTCTACTTGGATTGCTGAACAGAAGTCTAAGAGGAGTAAGTAAGATACTTTTTTTTTATGTGTTTCATTAAGATTAAAGAGCCTCCCAAATTGGGGGGCTTTTTATTGTACTTTTGTAGCAAATAGAAGAACATGGCAATCTCAAGTAACGATATTAAGATTAAGTATGTCATTGATGACTCTGAACTGAGGAAGGCAGCCACCAGCTTTGACAAGCTGACTCAGGAGGAGCAGGATGCCATTGACTCAATGAAGAAGCTTAACACCGAGTTAGGCAACACAGGCAAGAAGGCAGCTGACACAGGAGATAAACTAAGCAATGCATTTGATAAGGGCAAAGAAGGTGTTGGTGGCTTTAGCAAGAGCCTTGGAAGTCTTGGGCCTGCAATTGTAGGAGCTTTCAGTGTGACTGCTGTTCTTGGCTTTGCTAAGGCAGTTTTTGACACTACTGCCAACTTTGAGAAGCTTGGGGCTGTCCTTAAGAATACTTTGGGTAGTGGGGCGCAGGCATCACTTGCTCTTGAAGGAATCAAAGAGTTTGCTAAAACTACACCTTTTGCAGTATCAGAACTTACTGCAAGCTTTGTGAAACTGGCAAACCAGGGATTCATTCCAACCACAAACCAACTCAGACAGCTTGGAGACTTAGCAAGTTCAACTGGAAAGGGCTTTGACCAATTGACTGAGGCAATAATTGATGCTCAGACAGGAGAGTTTGAAAGACTTAAGGAGTTTGGAATTAGGGCCAGCAAATCAGGGGATCAGGTTAAGTTTAGCTTTAAGGGTGTAGAAACACAGGTCAAGTTTAACAATGAGGCAATCAGAGAATATATTACTTCACTTGGAGACTATGAAGGTGTTGCTGGTGCTGCTGCTGCTGTATCAGGCACTTTAGGTGGTAAAGTAAATAACCTTGGCGATGCTTGGGATAACTTCTTAAACTCAATAGGCACTCTGCTTAAACCTGTCCTGACATCAGCACTAAATGTTACTGCTGACTTTATGGATAGCATTAATAAGCTATTTAAGTTAGGTACAACAGGGGCGCAGGATATTGAAGAGGCTGAACTAAGAGCATTTAAAGCACTTCAATCAGAGACTTCTAAAATGACTGATCAAATGCTTGAGGATAGATTAAAGAAAAATTCAGAATCTTTAAAGTTATTTGAAAAAGAAGCTGCTGACCTTAATAAAAAAATCGAAAAAGAAGGTGCATCTGATATTCCTTTTATATTAGAAAGAACTCGTTTAGAAAAAGAAAGGCTTAAGCCTATACTTGAGCAGATAGCAGTCTATAAAGGAGAGAATGCTGCCATCAATGAGCAGATAAAGCTAAGAAATGACAACACTAAAAAGACAACAGAAGTCTATGCTGCTTTTAATGCACAGCAAAAGAAAGATGCTGATGAGAAGGCCAAGGCCGATAAGAAGGAATATGAAACCAAGCTAAAGATTCTTGAGCTTGAGAAGCAACAGCAAGTCTTGATGGCTCAGATTCGGGGTGAAAGATTAGGTGAATTTGGGGCTGAAAGGGTTTATGCTGAAGCAGTTTATAACCTTAAAAAGGAATACAGTGATAAGAACATAGGCTTAACTGAACAAGAAATTAGAGTTTCTGAACTTCAAAAAGACATGGCAATTAAGAACCTTGATGATGAGACAGAAAAAATGAAGCTATCCACTAAAGGCAATGAGGGCATCTTTAAAAAGCATCAGGATCAGATGGATAAGGATGAAAAGGATAGATATGACAAGGCAAGAGCCAACATGAAACAGTGGCAGAAGGATTATGAGGCCGGATTAGCAGAGGAAGCAAGACTAAAAAAAGAAGCAGAGGAAAGAAAGGCTCAAATTGAGCAAAAATCATATGAACTTACTCAAACTTTAGTTTTTGGGGCATTTGATTTATACCAGCAATACACCAACAAAGAAATAAGTATGCTTAATAAAAAGTATAATGAGGAAATAAAACTTGCAGATGGCAACCAGCAAAAGATTGATGAACTCACTCAGGAAAAGAATCAAAAAGAAAAGGAATTAAAATTAAAGCAGTTTAGAGCAGATCAAGCTGCTGCTGCTGCAAGAGTAATGTTTCAATTGGCTCAGGAAGTCATGAAATATGCTGTTTCCAATCCACCAGCAGCAGCACTTGCTGGCTTTATTGCAGGCGCACAATTGGCACTTATTGCAGCACAGTCTGTGCCTGAATTTGCAGAAGGAACTAAGGGAAAAGCATTCAAAGGAGGTAAGGCAATGGTAGGTGAGAGAGGAGTTGAGAAAGTTGTGACTGAATCCGGCAAGGTTTACTTCACTCCACCAACAGCCACCCTGGTGGACTTGCCTAAAGGCTCTCAGGTTATTCCTAACCATGCCCTAAGCAAGCAAGAAATCTATTGGGGCAGTATGCAATCGGGAAGACAGTCAAGCAGTGGCAGTCCAATGATTGGCAAACTGGATGAGCTTGGAAGCATTCTTAAAGGCTTACCTATAACTCAACTCAACATGGATGAGAGAGGCTTTGAGAAATTTATAAGAACACCCCGAAGGACAACTAAAATCCTAAACAATAGATTTAGGAGTGAGAATTAATGTTTGGTTTAGATAGGCGAAAGAGGGGTAGCATTGCTATCCCTTTTTTTTATCTATTTTTGAACCATGGCAGGATGGAGTTTTTTTCTTAACGGCACTGAGGTAGAAGAACCGATTGGCTGGGATGCAATTGAGTTCACTGCAATCAGAATGGAGTCACATGGCATAGATCAGCCATTCTCCACAGAAATGCGATTTTATGAAAGAGGAGCAAAGCTTATCAAGGCTCTTTATGACCAATACTTCATCAATGCCGAGATAACCATACAGATCACTTCAGATGTTGGTTATGGCGGTGAGCCTTATGAGTTCAATGGGATGCTTAACTTGGCAATCTACCAAGAGCATAATGTGTGTGATACAGATAGCTGGGAGATAACCGTTGGCATTATTGATGATAACTTCAGAGAACAGTTTAAGGCTCGGCAGGATGTAGAAATTGACCTAACAGCCATTAAAGACTTGAATGGTGATACAATTGCTGCTCTAACAGAAAAGGAAATTAGGCTACACAGGCAGGACTTATACTTGCAAGCCAATGGTAAGAACTTAGCAGATAGTAGCACCTATTTGACAAGAGGCCCACTAGGACCTGGTGCAAATAGATATGCAATTGTGCCTACATATTGGCAGCAAAAGGACTTTACAGAAAATTATGGAAGTGTATTTGACACTAATGTCATATTTGTTGTAGGCGATGGAAATCTACCAGGCTCACCTATTTTTAAAAATAATCAAAGTAATAGTAGAACTTTAAGTTATGAAATAACTATTGAATTTACTCTTACAAATAATGATTTAACAGGGCCAATAGATGTTGAATTTGATTTAGTTCAATTTAATGGAAACATTCCTCAATCATATCCTCCAAGCATAGTTCTTTACAATACTACTTTATCGGCAGGTGCTTCAGTAACTATTAGCAACACCTACACAGGATCATTTACAATTGCTACAGGAATTACACTTGCACTTCTTTTTGCTCAAACATCATTCAGCACAGTCACTTCTGCTGTTACCGTTGATATTGAAAAAGGCTATACTATAAATCTGAATGAGATTAACTCCGGAGAGTATGCCTCCACAGCCAACTGCTTAACAATTGAGCAATGGCTTAAGAGGGCAATCTACATGATGACAGGAAGCAATAATAAATTGCTTTCAGATGTTTTTAATGAGGATGAAGGTGGATGCTATTGGAATAATGCTCTAACAAATGGTCTTCGAATTAGGCAAGCAGATAACCAGGATGACCTTGGCGCACTTAAGACAACTTGGAAAAAAACCTTTGAGGCACTTGATAGAATCTTTTGCCTTGGATGGGCATTTGAATGGACAGGAACAGAGTGGAAAATAAGAGTTGAGCCAAGGGAGTACTTCTATCAGAATAGCATTAGTCAAACCTTTACAAATGTGGGCGAAGTAACCACAATGGCTAAGGTTGATATGTTAGCCAATGCCATCCAACTTGGCTATGATGAGAAGTGGAAGAACATCCAACTTTCAGGAACTTTTGCCATCCATACTGATCGCAATTACTTTGTGAATAATAGGGCAATGGCTGAGAACTCATCAGGCAAGTTGGACATCAGGACACCTATAATTGCCGAGGGTTATGCTATTGAATTTAGCAGAAGATTGTCTGACATAAGTTTCGGTGGTGCTACATCAGATAGGCCTAATGACTATGAAACTTTTATCATTTGGCTCAATAGGCAAATTATTGAATTAGAAGATGTGGAAGACACTACTTTTAATTTATTTCAAGAGACAGGAGCAGTTACATTCCTTCCTGGCACTGTAAGCCTTCCAAGTAACTTGATTACTTTTTCAAGTAGTCCTTTAAATAATCTTTACAACATCTTTCACACACCTGCTCGCATTGCATGCAGATGGTGGAAGGTGCTTGGTATGCACACCTATGGTCTTACTAATCCAAGACTTCAGTTTCAGGTTGGAGAGTATCAGACAGCCTATGCCAGCGCAATATCTGACTCTTCTGAGCCATGCATTCAGATACCAACAGATGTGACCATTTCAGAGAACTCAGACATCTATGCAGACATAATTGTGCCTGAAGCTGCTGAATATTTATTTAAGCCTATCGGGGTTGAATTTAGTTATCCG